ATAATTAAAACAAAAAGATTATGCAAAATATTGATGAACTGATAAAAAGCCTAACCGATAATTATGACAAAATGAAAGATGGTCAAATGCGACCTCATTTAGGCAAAGAGTTGACCAATGCAGCTGGCAAAATAATGATAGGATTAAAATTGAAGATGGACTACAACAAGGATAGATGTATAAACGAACCTATTAACTTTCTTGAGAGTAAGAAATAAAAACAAAATCCTTGTCTAGTCGTAGCCCATGATATTAAGCTATTGGTTTACCAAACTAGGCAAGGTAAAGATACTCAAAATGAGTGGCTACGCCTAAGACCGTTGAAGTCGGTAAGTTTTGTTTAAATCCTGTTCATTAATTTGGATAGGATTTTTTGCTATATTTGAACTATGGGATTAATGGGCAACAAATTTCGCTACTATCTAACTTATCAGGGGATTGAATACAGGTTGGTATTTTCGCCAACTGGTTGGGAAGACCAGACTTTGGCAAGTTACAAGCGGGATTTGTCGGGCTACTTTGGTTTGATACGTTCCTTAAGCCTACCACTTACGTTCGTAAAGGATGGTTATAACATTTGCAGGTTGGCGTTTCTGAATGACGGTTACGAGGCAGGCGTTATACTTCGTGTCGAGATACGCCAAAGGAACTGGAGCTATAAGACCATATTTCAAGGCGATTTGGATTTTAGTAAATATGTTCCAAACGGAACAAGTGCAGATATACCATTGATGGAAAGCGGAATTAGCAGGGACATTAAGGCAAAGGAAAATACCAAGTACGAATATTCGCTAACTGGTGATGACGTTGTAAACATTATTCTCCCTGGTGTTGCGTTCAAGGAAAAATCAGACTTCATTACTAAATATGTTGACACTGGCAACTTAGGCGTTGCAAAGAAATATGTCATAGGTATCGACCTAGAAAATCAGGGCTTCAAGTCTGGCTTTGTGGAGAGCAGGAACACCGAGCAAAGAATGGCTTCAGATGCTGATGGATTTGGTGACGATGCCTTTGTCATTGGACGTAGGGCAGGAGGTCAAACCGTTAGGGTAAGTGGTTACCTAAAGGGCTACCAGAACGGAACACCGTTTGAAACTGGAACTACCACAAATCTTATATTCCTTAACACATCGACAAAGGCGTGGGTAAACGTGCCAGTCACAAAGGTTAGCACCTCTACGTTTCAACCATTCGATGTTACGTTTGACTTTACATATACATTACAGGAGGGCGAGGGATTATGTCTCTATTCACGTACCGATAGCGGTTCTGAAAGTGTTATCTACATTGCAACCAATGAGGGAGAGATAAACGTTAGCTACGAGGCTATTTCAGACCCATCTAACTGCAAGGCAATATCTGGATTCAACCTAATGAAACGCATATTGACAAAGATTAACCCATCCATCGCATTCAACTCTGTATTGTTGCAGTCCGATGAATGGAAAAACCTGTTGTTCACTAGCGGAACGGCAATAAGGGAATTGCCAAACGCAAAGATTAAGATTAGCTTCAAGGAAATGTTTGACACTTGGAATGGTTTATTAGATGCAGGTTTTGGGTCTGATATGGGCGTTAGTCGTTTGGAGCGTGGCTATGTATTTGCGCGTAACATCGAGATAGCTAATGTTGGCAAGATTGGACAGGGAAAGTATCAAATGTCGATTGCTGAAGAGTTGGTCGGAAACGTGGTTAAGATTGGCTATGAGGATGGACAGGCTGAGAACGATGGTGGACTGCAGGAATATAACTCAAGGCAGGATTATGGACTTCCTACGAGCAGGATTCAGAAGGAGCTTATTTGGATTTCGCCTGTCAGGGCAGACCAATATGGTATAGAGCGTTTAAGGGTTCAGTTCAACATAACAAAGCAATCAGACAACAACGCGTTAGGCGATAACGATAACTTTATGATAGATTGCTATCAGGATGGTGTGGATTACAGACCTATACTTGGAGCGACCTATACGAGCGTGGTGGGCGTGGATAACGGAGCAAATGCATATAACTTGCGACTTACTCCAAAGCAAAACCTGTTACGCCATAGTGCTTATTTACGTTCCATATTGGATAGGATGGATAGCCGTTATATCGAGTTTGCAAATGCAGAAAAGAATGCGGACTTGGTAACTGTTAAAGATGGTATTAGCGTTTCTGAACGTGCGCCTGTACTCGTTAGTACGCTGCAAGGTAAGTATTTCCAGCCATATATATTTACCATTACCTGTAAGTTTCCAAAGTACGTAATTGACCTTATGGATGCAACACCGTTTGGATATATTAGTTTTGAGTACAACGGGATTAAGGCAAAGGGCTATATTATTGAGGTTCAAGTGGATTTGGCAGAGAACAGCGAAAGGGAAATAAAGTTACTCGCTACGTTTGATAGCTTGATACCGTAATGTAATAAAAGTGTTACGAATAAAGTCGTAATTGTTTTGTAGGTTTGTTAAGTGGTAATTAAGCCACATTAAAAACTATCAAAATGAATTATCTTAGAATTAGTAACGCAGGATTAATCTGCGCAGAAGATTTAACTTTAATCGGTTCAAGTACAAAAAGAGAACAAACAGGCAAGATTGGAATGTTTGGTAGCGGATGGAAATACGCTTTGGCTTGGCTTCTTAGAAACGAATGTAACCCTGTTATTTTTGCAGGTAAAAAACAAATTGTAGTAGATACTAAAGTTAAGTTACATCGTGACAATCCTGTTAACGTTATTACAGTAGATGAAATAGAAACTTCTTTAACTACTGAAATGGGTCCAAAATGGAGTGGTTGGATGGCTATTCGTGAAATACTTTCTAATGCTATTGACGAGGGTTCGCATACGGTTTCTACAAATTGGTCTCCACAAATGGAAGGAGTAGAAAATCAAACTGTAATTTATTTACCTATGAATGGTGAACTTTCAGAAGTTATGATGAAATATGATAAATATTTTGCCTTTAACAGAAAAGAAAACTACACTAATAAACACGGTAGAATTTTTGTTAAAAAAGAGCCTTCTGAACAAAATATTTATCGTAGAGGAATTAGATGTTATGACACATCTGACATTAGCTATTTAGATTTTGATTTTAATGATATTTCAATAAACGAAGATAGGCTTTGCGCATCATACAACATTACTCAACAAATTAGATATATGATTGAGGATATTGACGATACTAATCTTTTAAAATTATTGCTAACAGATTGCGAAGTCGAATGTCAGCCTTGGGATATGAACACCAATGTACTTGAAAGGATTAAAGAACTTATTAATGCAGGTGTAAACTTTACAACTTCAACTTTAGTAAAGTTAGGCGGTGAGTTTCTTAGCGGCAAAGACCCAGTTTTTATAAGAGCCGAATGGTATAAAAAACTACAGGATTTAGGACTTGTTAAAAATCCATTCGAAATGTTCGGTGACGATGAAGCCTTTATGAGGACTGATGCAAAAGATTTGAATGGTGTTAAATATTTTTTAGATGGATTAGGTATAAATATTACACTTCAAAGCGGTAAAACAGATAGAAGTCAAGTATTATTTAAAAATGGAATTGGTTTTGTTAGAGACGACAGTAAGTATGGAGATAGGGAATTAGCGTCAATGATTTTAGGTAAAATGAAAGCAGATGATTTTCTACACTATTTAAAATAAAGTCACGATTGTTTGTGATAGTTCAATTGTGAACTTTAAAGCCTATTTACAGAAATGTATTTAGGCTTTTTTATTTACGTACTAAATAACTATCTTTAACGCAATGATTATAACCCCTGCATTGATAAATCCATTGCGTTGGATAAACACGAGCGATTTGAACAAGTCGTTTGATGGTGATTTTGCAAAGAACCAGTTACAATGGTATCAGAGCAAGAGGTGTTATTTTCAGCCTTTTGAAACTGGAGACAGGTTAAGGCAACAGGTTATAGCTGATACGGCGCCAGAGGACTTGAAGATAGTAGATTGTTTTACAAATCAAGTCATAGTATCAATACCATTTGCATTGGTGCCAACGGTAGTACTTCCCGAAACGCCCACATTCTCGATTTACGAACTTGACTATTCATTCGCAGGACTTGCAATAGGCAGGTATTACGCATCATTGGAGGACTTCACATCGCAACCATTTGAAATAGCAGCGGAACACATAAACACGACATTAATCAAGTACAAGCACTCGGATAACGACTACGATGTTGTATTCGATACTGGGATTGAGTTTCAATTACGAGTAGAATCATTAGTCGATTACGATAGCCCAAAGGCAAACAGGGATGTTTACTATGACCAGCCGCATAACTCAACACAATTAAATTCAGTAACTTTCCGTAACTTTAAGCTATATTTAGGCTTCCAATGGGGATTGCCTCAATGGATGTTCGACAAGGTTGCCCACATATTGGGTTGCGACCAAGTTACGTATGATGACATTGCCTATCAGGTTGCGCCAGATGCGGAGTTTGAGGCAGAAAAGAACAATGATAATAACTGGATGGGCGGAAGTATTGACGTTCAGCCAGTCGATAATAACTTTATTAAGTACATTACGAGCGGGGTAGTTCCGCCACCTAGTTTTAAGCCAATGCAGAAAGTAGTCAAGTTAACGAGCATTTCGGGAGACCAGACCGTTAGCAACGTGTTCAAGGTCGATAGCTTCTTGAGGCAGGTTACAGTTTACAAGACGGGGGCAGATTATACATTGCGCATAGGCACGTCCATTGGAGGTAATGAAATAGGCGAATGGCTCATTGATGATAACACGGGGGCTAACTTTGAGGTTACATATCCATTTGATAGCACCACAAATGTTTACCTAAGTGGCGTAGGTTTGAACGCAGACCGATTATACCTAGTTTACGACCAGTTGGATGAACCCGATATTCCATTAACGCCACAAGCAGCGCAAGACGGGGAACTTAAGAACTCAATGAAGTTTTGGTTAGGCACATTATCAGAAATTAATGATACATGGGATGATGCAACTGGACTAGGCAAAGCTAATACTGGTTGGGAGAAATGGACTTGGGCAGGATTTAATGGTACACCTAGCTTTGAGGGCAAGGTTCCAATTGGATTGCCATACTCTGACCTTTCATTGATTGGCTCTGAAATCGGTAATGCTGATAACCTTACAACAATTGCTAAGGCAAACCTACCAGCAGAGGGATTGTTTACCATAGCCTCGGAGGTTAATAACATAGCTGGACAAACACCTACAAATGATTCGCAAGTGGCTGGGGCTGGATTAAATGGCGGAACATTGGCATATCAGCTAAGAAAGGCGAATGGACCAGCAACCGTTGGTCTTACGTCAAATATGGGCAGTGGAGTTGCAATGAACATTACCCCTGACGGAAGATATGTGATACCTATTATTAAACTCGTTGACTAATGGGAAAGAAAAGAGGCAAGGTATTAGAGGAACTTATACTAGAGGTATTACGCAACAAGGTATTATCAGACCCCATATTCGTTAAATCGATATTGGAGTACACGGATGACAACACTTTCGTAAACCCACGTTCCATACCAGATTTACAGACGGTCACAAACCTGCTTCAGTCTGGGGCGGTTGTTTATGACCAATATACCGTAGCTGACTTAGATGGTAACGGGAACTTAGATATTTCTAGTCTTGTACAGGGCGATAATAAATCTTTAGGCGTTAGGGTAAATTTTGACTATACTGCGGTTGCAAGTGGTGATAATCCATTCTTTCCAGCAACAGAAGGTTACTTTGAATTATATCCTCAAAATGTTAATGGGCTGCTTTACATTAGCGACCAACCCCCAACATCTGGTCTTTGGACTAACATAATAGTTTTTGCAACAGGGATAAACGTTGTACCACCACCTGCGCCATCGCCACCTGTATTTACTTTACAGCCTCCAGCAAACGCCACGATAGTTCAGCAAAGGACATTATCGCTTACCATTGCGGCTACTGGAGCTATAGGCTACCAATGGCAGAAAGATGGGGTAAATATATCTGGACAGATAACAGATACCTTGACCGTTACTAATTTCAATTCTGGTAAGTCGGGAACTTATACCTGTATAGCGTATAATTCCGATGGTAGCACGACAAGTACAGGGTGTTTGGTGGCAAATGATGTTGGGCTTATATTAGGCAACCTAAGTGACAGGAAATCTGATAACACGCCAAATGGGGCAGGTAGGGCAATAGCATTCACAGATGGGGCTTATTCTGCATCAATAGTGGTAAACTCTTTCGATAGGGTTTCAACGGCAGCGACTAGCATAACCATTACGCAGAATGGTGTTGATGACTTGACTTTATATGACGGTGTTAATACATTTGCGCCTTTGGTTGGTGGTAACGTTCCAAACGTGATCATTGTTCCATCAGGTGGATGGTTGGATATGTACACTTACAACGATAACTAAACAATTTATATGAAAATCAAATTACTGATAATGTTACTTATCGCCTCGATCGGGGCAAGTGCGCAATACGTGAATGTTGGCGCAAACGGGGTACAGAGGCAAATCGTTTCGGGGGATAGCACTTTTAGATGGAACTTGGGCGCGGCTGGTTTCCTTTACGGGAAGTCGCTTAGTTGGTACAGGAATGCTTTTGCGCCTACTACTGGCGGAAGTGGGTATATACAGAATCAGAATGCAGGAGCTCAGACTGCTAATGCTTGGATAACGGGTAGCTACAGGAGCAATACCCAATTTCAGGTAACTAACGTTGGTGATGCAAAGTCTGCTTTTCTAACCCCTTACAGGGTAACTCTTGGCGATGACTTCATTATGGACTATAATAGTGGGAACGGTGGTGTTAACTTCCAAAAAACAAGTACGAACCCATATACATTTAACTTAGCAGGAACAAACAGGTTAACCATTGGCAATGGCGAGCTAAGGGTTAATTCTGCATTATACCTTGACCAAGTTCCCACAACAGACGCAACCCCTACCCAACTAGCCACGATAGACGCTGGTACGGGAGAGGTTAAGAAGGTGGCTTATTCTAGCATAGTTCAAAGTAACCAAAACCTATCATCATTTAATAACAAGATACCATATAAGAGCTATATAGCATTTGGCAATTCCATAACCAATGGGCAATGGGCTTCAACAAACCCTAATAAGTTCGTTGAGTTGATTGGCAGTTATATCGGGGAAAACGTAATCAATACAGGTGTTGCTGGTGACCAAGCTGCAGACATACAAAGGAACATCTACAGGCAGAACGTAAATGCAAACGGTTATCAGTTCTTCACCTCTATGGCAGGGAGTAATGACGTTACCTATTATGCCGCAAACACGGATAAACAGGCAAACTATAAAAAAATAATAGATGCAAGCGCAGGATGGTTGTTGATACCACAGAGCTACAGGATTTTAGGGCAATCGTCATTGATTACCTATTCAGGTACTTGGACTAACAGTACTTTATACACTGGAGCGATTTCTAAGCAATCGGCAACAAATGGTAATACTGCCACGGTAAGCGTTACAGGCTCAACCATTTATCTTGCGTATACGATGCAGGACAGCAACAGTGGTACTTTCTCTGTAACGGTTGATGGTGTTTCGCAGGGTTCATTCAACAACTTTGGACAGGCAGGGTCGGCAATATTAACCAATAATGGCTCTAGTTATGCAAGCGGGCTTGCTAGGTTTACTGGTTTTAGTTCGGGTGCGCATACCGTTGTTGTTACGGTTACATCTTCCACATCTGCATCAAACGTTGTTTACCTTGATTGGGTTGCAGGGAGTGACGGATTAAACACTGTTGGAAAACCAACTCTCATACAGGCAGAGATTCCGATTAGATTTTCATCAACCAACATTGCCACCTATAACAATTTGGTTAGGCAATCGGTAACGACATTTAAGAACGATGGTTTTAATATGTTTACGGCATATACGCAAAATGTACTGAGTTTTCCAACGGATATGGCTTCTGATGGCGCACACCCAAATGATTTGGGACATTATAAACTGTTTCAGCCGTTCAAGACAAGAATTGATAGTATAAACCTTATTAGCTCGGCAGACACGGCATTAAATGCAATGTCGGTAAAGGTTGGCGGAAATGAAAGTTTCAAGGTTTCAAGTAAGGGCGTTCAGCTACCAAACACTTCAATAGTAAGCCAATCCGTTGCCTATGATGGTGCGCAAACATCTGGCGAGTTAGTAAATGGAACAGGATGGACTTCTACGGGATGGACAGGTAGTTGGTCTACTGGATGGACACATTCAACTGGTAACACTTCTATACTTTCATACCCGATAACGTTATCGCCAAACACTTCATACCTTATCAAGCTAGGTATTAGCTCAGGCGGGAGTGGCGGTGTTACCGTGGCAATAGGTGGCGTTACCGTGGCAACATCAACATTTGGTGTTATCATAAATACTGGATTTGACGTTGTGACCAATACACAGCTTACCATTACTCCCAACACACTGTTCTCGGGGACGGTTAGGGATATATCGGTCAAACAGGCCATAGGCGCAAGCAAGCCATTCTTGGATGTAAGAACGGTTGATAGCTTAAGCAAGGTGGAGTTTAGGGCAAGCACTAATTCTTTTGGGATTGGCAGGGATGCACTTGGTAGGGTGATTACGCAAAACAGTCCTATTAAGTCTTGGGCTATGGGTGACTTTGCAGGGGCTAACGTTTCTAGCGGTGTTGGCAATATGTTTCTTGGGGATTACGCAGGGAACTACGCCACAACAGGGAACTACAATATAGGCATAGGATATAAGGCTGGTGCGGTTGGTTCGGATAGGGACTTTAAAAAGACAAGCAATAACATAGTTATAGCAAATAACGGGATATTGCCATACGATACTCAAAGCAATCAGGCGAATTTCGCTAACCTTATGTTTATGACTGATATAACTGCTGCAGGTTTTGGTCTTACTGGAATAGGTATTTCCAGACCACTACAAAAATTACACGTTGATGGTGGCTTGTTAGTAGGCGGTGCTAGGTTGTCGCAGGGCGATGGCTTGATGTTCAGCTTTAACACAACCACTACTAATTCGCTATCCTATAAATATTCAACCTCTGCGTTCTTGGAGCATAACCAAAATGCACTTGAACATTCTTGGTCTAACTCAAGTACGGAAAAAATGAGGTTGAACAACACAAAATTAGCTGTAACTGGCGGAGGTAGCTTTACAACTGACCTAAGCGTTGGCACAACAGCAACCACGCAAAGGTTTACGCTTAACGGGGCTGCATTGATAACTGGAGCAAGAAACCCAACTGGTGATGGACTTATGATGGATTTTAATGCGGGTTCAAGTAGGTTATTATCATATTATTACAGCACGTCTACATTTAAGCCACTAGACTTCCAGGGTAATAAAATTGGGTTCATACTAAAGAATTTCCAACAAATGAGATTGGATAGCTTGGGGCTAAATAACCTATTGATAAGACCGGGTACAGCAGGGACAGACAGCTTGACCGTTCACGCGGCAGATGGTTATTTTAAGAGGATTGCTCCTGATTATTATGCTACTTCAGCAAACTCTGCACTAACTGGGACTCCAACTGCTCCAACTGCTGCTGTTGGAACAAATACAACACAGATTGCAACCGCTGCATTTGTAATGGCCCAAAGTACTGGAGCAGAGGTAAAGCCTATTACGACTAAAACGGCTAACTATACATTAACCTCTACTGATTACACTATTTTGGTTGACGCAACAAGCGGCAACCTTACTATGACACTACCTAGCGCATCAAGTTCAACAGGTAGAATTTATAACATTAAAAAGATAGATGCTTCAGCAAATACGGTAACTTTACAGGCAAACGGGGCGGAATTGATTGATGGCACAAACACAAAGGTAATTTCAATGCAATGGTCTAATATTAACATCCAATCAAACGGCACAAGCTGGTATATTTTATAATTATGGAAGAAAGAATAAAAAAAATTGAATCAGCAATAAAGCACATTCAGTTAAACCAGAGAATTTACTTACCGTTATTGATGATATGTATTGCTGTTTTTAGCGTACTTGCATCCTCTTCTTGGAAGTCATACGACATAGGAATGACAAGGCACTATAACAATGGTGTATTGGTGACTAGGGAAGTGAAGCAGTTTCACGTTTCATTCACGCCAACGGTTGCTAATGGTGGAACATTTGATATTTCCAGCTATGGTCTTACTGCCATATTGGATGTGCAGGCAATGATTACAAAGAATACCGGAACTGTTGGTGACGTCCCTGCAATAGCCTTAAAATCAGTGACCACATCAACGATTACATATAACCTTACACAGGCAAATAATGCAACGGTTGCAATTCTTGGCATAAACGTGCTTAGTGGTTCGCCACAGACTTATGTAACTAATTTTACTGGAACAACGATTAACTTACAAATAACAGGATATTAAAATGGAAAACTTACAGAACGACCCGCCAAACGATAAGTGCGACAAGAACAACCCAAATGACCCACACTACCCAGACAGGGAGCAAGGCGATTATAACTCTTCTTGTGTGTGGATTTGGGACATAGGCAGGTCAATGGGTCAACAGGAAGAAAAGAAATGAGGTCTTTGATAACATCACTTATTGCGGTAACTTTTATGCTAGGTTACAACGGCTATCTATTAGCTATTGGTAACGGCATTCTTGACGAGCAACATATGAGAAAAGTTGCAATGTATTCCCTTATTGGATTTTTTACGTTACCTTTAATGCTGATGGGAAACAGTAACAAAAAGTCAAAGATGGAAATAGAGTTCAGGAATATGGCTATGATGTACTATGCTGTTGTAATGGGTATCATAATAATAAACCAATTTGGAGTGTTAAATGACCCTAGAAAATTTATGTACACGTTCAACGGCTTGAATATTGCTTTGATTGGTTGTTTAACCATTAGCTTTTTAAGACATGGATATTTCAAGAAAGACTGACTCGCAAATGGAAGCATCAAAGACATGGGGTGATGTATTGGATTTAATAGAAAAAGTTACCCCTTGGCTAACGACGGGGGCTATACTATGGAAAGTGATTGATAAGATTGCAGCCTATTGGTCAGATAAGCGAAAGAGTGAACTGGAAGGTATTGTTGACAAGAAGATGAAACCACACATCGATAATCTTAGCGAGAAGATAGAGAACCTTAGCGATGCGATATGGGCGTTAAAGAACAAGAAGGATTAGCATTTTGTTTGATAGGAGTGAGCCTGACGTTGGGAAACGTTGGGTTTTGTTGTGTAACGACATTGTTATGGAAAGTTATGGGTTAAGTGGGTATATTTGGGTTCACTTAAAAATAACGAAACAATGGCAATACCTTACATTCATTGTTTAGCTTCTGCTAAACGATTTGGCGGAACACCTGAAGATTATTTAGACATTCACGAATTAATGGATAGTTCTAAAGCAGCGTTTCCAAACAATGGGCATCGTGTCCTAACTCATAATTCTTGGTTTGTAGTTACGATTTTACCAAAAGTATTTGGGCATCAAAGAAAAAACTCTGATGGTAAGACATACAACGTAAAAGATGTTGGGGAGTACCACATTTTAGAAGATTTTAGAATGAGATTTATTCCTAGCGTTCAAGATTATTTAGAGCATTTAGACGTGCAGCCTTGGATGAACAATGGAGGAGGTGTTCCAAACAGATTGAAAAACAAATCAAAAGAAACAATTGAAAAATTAAACGATTAATTATTATGTCATTATTAGAAAGCATTAAAGAAAAATTAGCCGTAATAGCTAAGCAAAAAGAAGAAATGGTTGAAGCGTTAAGAAAAGATTTCGCTCCTATGTTCGAAACATTTTTTGAGAAATCAAAAGGTAAGATTACAAGTTTTTCTTGGGTTCAATATACACCCTACTTTAACGATGGAGACGAATGTATTTTTAGAGTTTGCGTAGATTACAATTTCAAAATTAATGGAGAAGACACAGAAGATATGGATTCTTTAGATTGGCAAATTAAATATTATTTAAAAGGAGAAACAGAAAAATATCCTTTACAGCCAGAATGGGATATTGAATTATTTAAACTTGTTGACGAGGTTCAAGAAATAATTTCTTCAATTCCAGAAGAGTTTATGAAAGATTTATTTGGAGACCACGTTGAAGTTACTGTAAATTCTAATGGAGAAATAACAACAGAAGGTTACGAACACGATTAAAAACATACCTAGCTAAGTTTGTCGTTATTCTTAGTTTGGTTTAGCCTCATTCCTTAATTGGTTTGAGGCTTTTTTATTACCTATCCATTTCGTTACATACAACATATTTGTTTATTCCGTAACTTCATACTAAACTAACCAAAACCAGTATGAAAATTAAACACCTTGCTTTCTTGTGGATGGTAATCCCTGCAATGATAGCCTTAATCTGCATCGTATGGTAAAGCGAACTGTTTGGCTTGTGCTTATTGGAATAGGCGCAACAGAATTACTGATTACCTGTTATTTTGCTTTATCGTTTATAATTAATAACTTAGCGTTATGGACTTGCTAGAATTTGAGGATAGACAGTTTAGGCGTTGGTTGATAAAACGGATTGTCGTATTGGTTCTGATAGGTTTATTAATCATATCGTTATGGCAGTAGATGCAAAATCAATGGCGTTATTAAATACGCTACATCCTGGAATTAGAGGCGCAGCAATTAGAGCCTACACAAAGGCTTGTAAAATTACTCCAGTTGGCGTACATCCATACATTACCGAAACATCAAGGAGCTTTGAAAGAAGCGATAAGCTTTATATGCAACCTTGTGATGGTAAGGATAATGACGGTGATGGTAAGATTGATGAAGCAGATGAAAAGGTAACAAACGCAAAAGGTGGAGACAGTCTACACAATTACGATTTAGCCATTGACTTTACAATTTTAGTTAATGGTAAAATGCGTTGGGTTGTGGATAAGAACTGGATGATCGTTGTTGAATGCTTTAAGGAGGAAGGTTTCCTTTGGGGGGCTGATTGGGATAATGACGGGAAGACTAGAGCGCAAGGTGATAAGGACGAGGGATTAGTTGACGCTCCACACGTTCAAAAAACATTAGGGTATACATTAAAGCAAATTAAGCAAATGTATGCTGCAGGAAAATTCATTGAAGGAACTAGGTATTTAGATTTGTAAAAATGGCAAATAAGGTAATAGTAAGCAAGAAATGGGCGTTAAGCGCAAGGGATTGGATTAAGTCTGCATTATTTGCGGTTGGTACTCCAGTTATGTTCCAGATACAGCAATGGATTGATAAGGGAGAGCTTGATTTCAACTGGAGGCTATTGGGCAAGATTGCGGTAGGTGCTTTTATCCTATACATAGGCAAGCAGTTAACCGGTTCGCCAAAGGTAACTACGGTTTATAAGACGAACGCTAAGGCGGTTAACGTTGCGGAAGATATTAAAGATGCTCCAAAGAATTAGAAACATAATAGCAAGCCCTATTGGCATAATCGTATTTTGTACGCTTGTATTGGCTTGCTCATACGTATTGGCAATTTACCTAAACATAAATTCATAATGAGAAGAAGGAGAAAAAGAATTGATATGCTAGAGGAAGCTATCATATCGCTACTTAAGGAATATATAGGCAAGTTTTTTGCTTCTCTTGTAGCTAAGGCAATTAATAAGTTTGCTAAAGACCTGGTTGCAAAATTGTTTAAATATTTCGGTGTAAACCCTGATGAGCTTATTTATGAAGATGAGTTTGATTTCGGTAATCAATAGGATTAAATCAAAGTTCCGTCTGCTTAATGTGGATAAGTGGTTTATATAGCAAAAGCCCCGTCATTACGATAGGGCTTTTTTGTTTAGCAATCACAATTTATTACTTTTGGTTTATTCTTTATCCTGCAATATACTTTCTTTATTTCTTCAAAATCCCCAGATATACAATCCTTAAAATACCTATTAGATATACTCCAGTAATAACGAGAGTTGATTAAATCTAGGTATTCTGTTCCAGACCAAAAGGATTTTTTTCTAATGGCATATTTACCATCGCTAAATTGTACTATTTCTAATTTTGCCATTATATAATTTGTTTTAAATTCGTTTTTTCAAATACCCAGTAACTACCTTTTCAGGCTTCACAAACATTGACACCTCATATCCCTTACAGTACGCCAAGAAATAACTGTACTGTTTACGCTGTACGACCTTAAATGAATCGACTGGCAGGCTTATATGTAGCTTTGTGGGCTTGTTCCATAGGGCGTACTTCTTTTGCCCAAACACAGGCAAGGACAGCAGCATAAATGCGGCAAGGAGTTTTAGTTTCATAATTTGGCTATTTGAATATGTAAGTATTAATAAATACAGAATGTGCGTCGTGAGCTTTTATTTGTTTTTCGGTAATGTCAGGGTCACAAGGCGATGCAAGCCAAGCCTTTTCAGCTAATAAGCATCTTTGTTTCCAATATTCAGCCTTATCCATTTCTTTTCTTGGGTCTTTGTTATCTTCCATCTTTGTTTCTTTATTTTTAAGTTAATGCTTTAATTGTGGGGGTTAGTATTCTATTTCGTTTACCAAAAAAGTTTCCATACAATGCTCACATTGATATTCATTAGATTTAAATGTAGCTGGATTTGGTAATAAATTATTTTGAAATAAGCTAGTCCATTGAGTAGTTAGTTCATTTTCAGAATTACAATAAGGGCAGGTAACTTCTGCAGATATTATAATTACTCCTTTTGCTGTTTTCATATTCCTTTCTTATTTTTGTGAACCGTTCGGTATTTCCGAAGCGGTGGGGTTAATCTGGAATGTACATCCAATGAGTAACCTGTGTATGTTTAAATTTATTAATGCAAGTTAAATCGTCAAAAACGTGAAAGTCTAACTTACCATCGCCAATATTATCTCCATACCAAGCCATAGATTTATAATTATAATATCCTTGGTCTGATTTAACCGCCATAACAGTCTGTTGCTTATAATCGCTAGGCTCTGGCAATCGCTCTGACACACTAACCCACTTAGTTTCTTGTTGAGCCTGTTGGTAGCCAGAGATTAACTGTATCAAGTATTTGCCTGTCATTTTGATTTCAGGACTATATATGTTTATGTCTTGGCTTTCTAGGAACTGCTCAATGCTTTTATCTTTCATTTTTGGTGGGGGTTAAATGTTAAATACTAATGGGTAAGTAGTCTTATTTTTAGCTATATTTTTCCAAGCCATATCTTTAATATAAATCAAGGCTGACGGCTTCCATTTGCTCATTATTTTTGAATTAAATGATTTAACTATTTCGCTTTCAAGTTCATTAAAATGGTTTTCTATTAGCATTTGATAGAACGGGATGACTTCTTTTCTTGTTAGCTTAGATATGTCGATATCGTGACCATTAGCACAAGTCATTGTTTGTCCTTGAAAAACAAAGCAACCACAAGTTTCGCACAATTCAATTTTGCAATCTTTCTTTTCCATAATTACTTGTTTATTTCCCTTAACACCTGTTGTTGAAGGGAGGTGATTGAATGCTTGTCTATCTTGATGTGGTCAGCACCTATGTTAATCTGCTTATGACCGTGAGTATTAGATTTGGTAGTGCCACAATGATATGTTAGCCATCCTTCCTCACTTGCCATTTGAAGAGCCAGTTTAACTGCTGATTCTACTTGTTGGTTTGACTTAGCATGTAGTTCTTCCAATACGGTTATGAACTTTTCCAATGCTTGTTTTTCAGCCATATCATAACCAATATTCCAACTATCTGTAAAAGTGTTTTTATTGATTACTTTAATACGAGCTTCATACTCTTCTGTTTTAGCCTTTATGTACTTCTCCATTTCCTATACCTTTTTTAAGATTAAACGTTCGCAACTGGTCGCCACAATGCAGAAATCACCGTTTGCTTTAAAGTGTTTTAACATAGCTAGATTATCTTTTTAAATTCAAAACCTTTACATCTATATCCTTTTGAAATAGCGCCAGAAATATTACCTGAGCTTATTCCCGTAATTTCAGAAGCTTGTTTTATTGACTTATATACTGTGACTAGCTTGCCGTTCCAATATTTTCCAATCACAAAAGTATGTGCTCTTTCACCAGATAAATCTCCTATTCTTAATGGGTATCTATCTGTTTTTTGTCTAATCTGAAAACCGTTTACGCTTAGCATTTTACCCGTAATAGCGTGGCTAATATGTGATTGAGCAGATTTAATTAATGAAGCACATTCTGATAAGCTTTCACATTCCTGAAGAAAATATCCTTCATTATCGTACAATAGCACGTTTATTTTTTCTCTTCCCATTTTCTAATTAGTAGTGGTTACTTTTTTATTGCCAAGGCGGTTTCCCCTGGCGATGTTCTCGTGTTGCTGGGAGGTCATTGCTTAATGATTAAAGATTTGTCTACCTCTAATAGTTTAGACTTTCCATAAACCTTCACATTTAAAACGCCTGGCAAATTGAATTTTGCCCTAATAGCATTATATACAGCAGCAACGGTAATACCTCTTAAGTCTGCGTATTCCTTTATTGTTATTGTTTCCATACCACAAATATATAAATAATTTACATTTAAAAAAATAAATTAAAAATATTTTAAAATAAATTTGCAGGTGTAAAATATTATACGTTACTTTACATCATCAAATCAATGACGGTTTGACAAATTGCAGAAACAAGATGAATATTCAGTTTGATTTAAAAACAGCAGAAACAACAAATCTTTATGATATTAAACCTGAGCACGTTATAATGTTGTTGATTGCAAAAGATATGAAAAGATTAAATTTTAGAAGTTTTAAATCTTATCTAGAAAAGTTTGTAGAAAATGATAAAATACAAAGAGGTGATGTTTCTATTGATAATATTTGCATCGCTTTAATGGTTGATAAGTATCAAGCTGAAAATATCGCTGTTAAATGGATGAATGATAAAGCATTGAATGGCAGAATTTACCAACACGCAGGAATTAACACTTATTACTTTTCTGAAACTTTAAATATCATTAACTAATTACCGTTACTGCAATTGCGGTAATGCTTAGCGCAACGTTCTTAGGGACTTGCGCTTTACTAGGTATAAAATCAAAAACAAAATGGGAAATCTAGGTAACAAATCAATAACATCTAACAAGAGCCTTGCAATATGTATGGCGTTGTTCATCATCGGTATAGTGTCAATGTTTATGGTAGGGGGATTTTAGTTATGGGAACGTTCGAACAACTTAACGACTTTATATATCTTGATGGTAAGATAGTGTTTACATTAAACGCATTGAGAAACCACGTATCTATGCAGGTTGATTATCCAACCGATTTAGAATTTTATCCTAACGGAATACACAAGGATTATTACGGTCAGTTTGATGACTTCTGTATTGACAAATGGCTTGATGATGAAGTTAACTTTCAATCGGCTTGTAAGGGTATATTCGATGGTCAGTCACACGTATTTGTATCTAAAAATACAGAACAGGAAACAAGAAAGGATTTATACCCGTTCGCAAAAGGCGGAGTATATAATGTAAAACCAGCCACTAAATCTAAATAGAAATGCAACAACTTAAACAACAGATACTAGCACGTATAGCCGAGCTTGACAAACTTGAAAGACAGGCCATACAGGACTGCAAGGCTTCTGAAGTGTTGGAGTACCTTAATATGAAACTAGGCCTGTACGAGGCCTTAAATATGCTGAACGGCATAGTCGCTGGCAGGATTGTAGAGGAGGGCGGGGAATGATTATTAAGACGGCTAACAAAGAAGGAATACCAACTGGAGGTATTGATCTTGATGATTGGTTAGATAGTGATGGGGAAATGCAAATCGAGGTAGAAAATAGATATGGCGAAACGGTATACAAGTTCATCAACAAACAACAGGCAATACAGATAATTGAACATTTACAAGAACAATTTAAAATATGAAAAAGCACGAACTATTAAAATACGCATACGATAACTATCCTAAGGGGACTAAGTTTAAACAAATGGCTAGTGCCAAAACCATTGAAAGTACAGGAGAATTTAACTTATTGATAAACACCACATACTTTTACATTTGTGATGCAAATAATAGCAATTTTGTTTATTCGTCTTCTGATAACGGAAAATGGGCAGAAATAGTAACAGATAAAAAACCATTGTTCATAGCTGAAGACGATACTGAAATGTTTGAAAATAGCGAATGCCATTGGGTTTTTGAACATAACGGTAAATGGAACTATAACAATAGAATTGACTTCTGCAAGAACCACGTTGATATTGTTACAAATCAGCATCACATTCATAGGGTTTTCGGTACAGAAGAAAATGCACATCATTGGATTGAGAAAATGAACAAGCCTAAGGAGATTGAAGTAAAGTTATTTGGTTATGAAACTGTAATCGCATTAGTAGGTAAAGAACAGGTTAGTTTCATTAGGTCAAACACAAAGCAGCATTATGGAATTATACAGTTAAAACCATCCGACATTGAAAATATTTCTCACGCACTTAAAACCCTAAACAATGAATAACCCAACAAAGCAACAAATACTGTCAGGGAACAGGTTTCGCCCAGCAGAGTACAGTCCTAAGCCTGTTATCGTGACAAAAGGCAGAACTGTAAAGGACAACACTTTTTTAACAGCCTGTGTGCTTCTTGGTATATTGTTGGTGTTTACGGTCTATAAAATCGCAACGGTATGAAACTAGAACTTAAACATTTAGCTCCGTATTTGCCTTATCAATTAGCTTGTAAAATATTAAATCATAAATGTGATTACGTAGGTATTGAATACTCTGAAATTAATGGTTTTTACTTTGTTGGAGATAGTTTACATATAACTTATAAAGGCGGTTCAACTGGTAAAGACATAAGCTTATTTAAACCAATTCTAAGGCGTTTATCTGATTTAAACCAATCAGAGCTTCAACAAATTGTAGGTTATATTTTTAGGCGAACCCAAATGATTAGACCAAAAATGGAAAGTGTAAAATACGACAAAGGCTTTATTACTTTTTATGATTTAGACACTATGAGAAATTATGTAGCCGTTAAGCCTAGCACCGACAGCGATACTATTGTTTTAAATATGAGCAACAGCTGGGAGGATTATCAGATATTTTTTAAACTTCACGTTGATATGTTTAACCTTATAGAAAAAGGCTTGGCAATCGACATTAACGCACTACACAATGCAAAACAGGGAAGCTAACGATAACGATACCACCGCATATTTTACCAAAAAGATAAGCTTTGAACGTAAGGTGCTTATATGCTTCATCGTTTTAATAGTGTTGGGTTGTTGCTTGTTTACGTAACCTATCCAAGTTGTTACAAAATCGCACAGCTATTATTCCTATATTGCGGTGTAATAAATCGGGAACGCAAGACCGATTAACGAAATTAGAACTGGTCAGTTATCCTAATCCCGACTTGCGTAGGGAAATAAAGAGCTGACCTTTATTTATTTAAAAATGAAAACAGAATTAACAACAGTACAATCGGTAACAGACAAGGAATTGTTATCTCACTTAGATGCTTTGGGTATCACAAGTAAATTATCAGAAGGCGAAAAGAATACTTATTTAAGTATTGCAAAAGCCTTTAACCTTAACCCATTCAAAAGGGAAATTCATATTTCTAAGTATGGGGAAAATCTTTCTATAATTACTGGTTATGAGGTTTACATTAAAAGAGCCGAGCGTACAGGTCAATTAGACGGATGGAACGCAACAACTAGCGGAAGCGTTGCAACAGGCGATTTAAAAGCCACAGTTACGATTTATAGAAAGGATAGAGCGCATCCTTTCATTTGGGAAGCCATATACGATGAGTGTGTGCAAAAAACACGTGAAGGCAAGGTTACCAAGTTCTGGGAAAAATCAGCTTTTATGACTAAAAAGGTCGCTATTTCACAAGCTTTTAGATTATGTTTTTCTGATGAATTAGCTGGTATGCCATATACTTCTGATGAAATGCCAGAGCAAACGCAATCAGTAGAAGATATTAGCCATACTGAAATAAAGGTTTTAAAGCCAATTACCGAAAAACAATTTACCCAATTAACGGCTAAGATTGAACTTGGTGATTTTGAGGCCAGAACAAAGGCAGAAGAACTGTTTAGCTTCACTCAAGAGCAAATTGACACATTGGATAGCTTAATGCCAAATCAAGGTGATTAAATCGGAACTGATAACTTCAGTAGATAAACTTATTGAGTTATCGAATAATAGAAAAGCAGTCGTTTTTAACGGTACGCCACCAAAGGCAGCTGCTTTCTTTATCGGAATCCCATTAAGAACAATTGTCCAATACATAAACAATAAAATGTTGTACACTTATGAAAAATGTTAACTTATTTTTAGAACCTTTGGCAGAGCAGGAAGCTTTGCCAATTTCTAACCGTTCGCTTTTAAACCTACACAAAGGCGAAATATTGGAACTTGCAACCGAAATACTCCAACAGGTAAATGATGGAATTTTGGACGATGTAGATGTTAAGGTTTTTGCTAAAAAAGGTGAAACTTTCTTTAAGGCATTGAATGAGGGATTAAAGGGAAAGGTAGAGCTTCCGCAGGAAAAAGACTATAAAAAACACGGATGCACAATGAGGATGCAGGAAACAGGTGTAATTTACGACTACTCTGTTTGCGGACACCCCATAATTGACGAGGTAAACCAATTCCTTACCGAAAAGAAACCATTGATTGAAAAGATACAAAAGGAACTAAAGAATATTAAAACTTCAACAGAGATTACCGATGAAGATACTGGCGAAACATTTACCGTTAAGCCGCCCTTTAAAAGCTCTGGTCGATCTGTAATAATAACCTTTGATAAGTAAGCTATGGAATATAAATATGCGTTCTATCCTACGCTATTAGATAGCTATTTTAGGTACAAGAAAAGCGAAGATGAACTTTCATTCATTCAGTTATTCGATAAGATAAACAAGGTTGAGCAAGAGCCAGACGAGGCAAGGTTAAAAGGAATGGCTTTTGAGGGGTTGATAAATAAAATTATATCTTTTAAGAATACCGATCAGAATGAACTCGTTGAGCCAAATGGGTATATTTATGAAATTGATGGATTTGAGTTTGATGCAACGTTATCAAATAGGATTGCTGATAAATTACTTAGAAGTACATCAATACAAAGTTATCAAGAAAAGATAATAAGTACGCCAAGAGGTAACGTAAAATTATATGGTGTATTTGATTATAAATTCCCAGAAATGACAGCAGATTTAAAGACAACCAAATCTTATTCATTTGGCAAGTACGAGGATAATATGCAGCATAAGTTCATTTCCTTGATTACAACAGATAAGCAGTTTAATTACCTGGCAACTGATTTCGAATACCTGTTCATTGAGAACTATTGGTTAACCGATAAGGTAAGAAAGCAGGGTATAATTGATATCGTTGAGTTTATAGACTTCATAGAACATTTCAAGAAGTTCATTACAAACGACAAGATATTCGGGCTATGCTAACACCCCTCGGCACGTTACAACCGCTATCGACATACGCAAACGGCAAGTACCTCGTCCTGTCAAACGATGGCTACACAATTAAGATATTACGCCTGTCAGATAAGTGGAGGATTGAGTTCCACGTATCGCAGGTTAACTGGAAATTTAAGGTAAGGAAGGATTGAATATGGAGTATGCAATTGAAACACTGGAGATTGAGCTTGAACATTGTAAGTCAGCTTATAAGGAAGAAACAAATAAGGTTTTTAAAACAGAGTATGCCAAATATGTTCTTGATATTAAAAAAGCGTTAAAAAAATTGAAAGATGATTGAAAAAAATATTTTATTATTACCAACAATTGCATTTTGGTTATGCACGTTATTTATTTGTCTATTAATAGGATACACATTAGGTAAAAACAAAAAATGATAAATTTACACCATTGCGATAATTTACAATTAATGCCTCTTTTACATAAAGAAATTATAGATGTGATTTGTATTGACCCTCCATATCTATATTTAAAAGGTCAGAAGTTAGAAAGACCATTTGACGAGAATTTGTTTTTTTCTGAATGTAAAAGATTGTTAACAAAAGATGGTTTCATTGTAATGTTTGGTAGGGGAACGTCTTTCTATAGATGGAATACTTTACTTGACGGAATAGGGTTTGTTTTCAAAGAAGAAATTGTTTGGGATAAAAGTTATTCATCAAGCCCGTTACTTACGTTAAGCCGAGTGCATGAAACAATTTCTATATTTTCAAAGGGGGAAGGTTCAATTAATAGGGTTAAAGTTCCATATTTAGAAATGAAGTCAGAAAATGTCTCCGATATTATACAGGATATTAAAAGGTTAAAATCTGTTTTTTCAAATACAAAATCACTTGACGCTGTTTTGAAATATCTTCAAGACGGAGAAATAACTTACGATGGAGATTATGTTAATTCAACTACTATTACAGGAGGTAAAAGGCGTATTGATAGGTGTTTAGCCGTAGTATCTCAAATAGAGAAAGGTTTAAACGAAAAATCAATAATTAAAGAAGTAAGAGACCATTACACCGCAATACATCCAACACAAAAACCTGTAAGATTAATTGAGCGACTTTTATCTTTAGTTATTCCAGAAAAACCACGTAATGAAATAACAATAGCAGACTTTTTTGGTGGGTCTATGTCAACAATGGAAGCTGTATATAATATGGGAATGAATGGAATAGCTACAGAAATTGATGAAGAATATTTTTTATTAGGTCAGAAACGCCTACAACAACACCAATCACAGACTAAATTATTTTAAAGCAGACCGTGTACTGCTTGGTGCTACACGATTTATAATGTTCCTTAATCCGACTGGCTAATGCTGGTCGGGTTTAAACTAGATGATACTATGGCAAACCAATATACAACAAGCGAAGAGTACAATCTTACAAATGTATTCATCAAAGACAACTTCCTTAAAATGAATGATGCACAGATTGCCGAAGTATTGGGAATGGCAAAGCGTTCTGTATGGGCAAGGCGTAAAAGATTAGGGTTGAAGCGTAAACGCCTAAGTTCTGATTTAACCAAAAATCAAACTGCCAAGATAATGGAACTGTTCACGATGGGTAATACATTGGTTGATATTGCCTTGTCAATCAATAAAAGCATAGCGGTTGTTTCAAGGACATTAGAGGCTAATTACTTCTTTAAACAGCGTTCGTATGATACGGTAACAATGGTAATGGATAGCAAGATTAATTATGATTAGTTTGGTTGTAATTACGTATTTTGTTTAGTATATTAGCGTTACGAAAAATATTTAAAACGATTAGAGTAGTAGTGACCTTTAATCGTTTGGGTTCACACCTTACCAAGCCCGAGTTATCACTACTAGCCGGGCTTTTATAATTTCTTATGAATGACATTTCTTGTCAAAAATGTGGGTTGGTTAATGATTACGAAATCAGATCCGGACTACATCAAACAGCTTATTGCAACGGTTGCGGTAGCTACATCAAACACTTACCTAAAGAAGATAAACAATTAGTTATTTATTTCGGTAAATTCAAGGGTACAGCTTTAAAAGATTTTTTATCTAAAGACCATGTAAGTTGGTTAAATTGGGCTTTAAACAATACGTCTAACTTTAAGCCACACGAAATTGAAAAGATACAAAAACACTTAAGCGGTATTTAATATGAGTAAAATTTCTTTGTTCCCAGAAGGGAAGTTAAACAAGGAGGGTAAAATGGCGCCGGCAACAGTTCCTTTTACAGCACTTGAATTTGATGATTATCTACAACAGGTTAAGGATGGAGAATTTCAAGACGAGGTTTTACAATTTAGGGCATCAAAGATTGAAAAGACAAAACTTAGAGGTGTTACCGCTTCCGGTACTTTTACTTATAGGAATGCAAATAACCTAAATCAGCATTCTGGGTTTATTGCTATTGATATTGATGCAAAGGATAATCCAGATAAGGATTTAAATTCAGTAAAGGAAAAGTTTAAGTCAGACCCTTACATTTATAGTTTCCATCATTCAGCAGGAGGTTACGGAATTTGCTCTTATGTAAAGATTGCAGCAGAAAAACATTTAGATAGCTTCTTAAGCCTTGAAAAATACTTTGCAGATAATTATGAATTGATTATTGACCAGAGCTGTAAAGATGTTGCTCGTTTTCGTTTCGTTTCTTATGACCCAGATTTATTCATTAATAAAAAGTCAAAGACCTGGAAAAACTATTTAAAAAAGGTTAATGTTCAACCGGCACGGACTTATGTTCATTCTGGATTGGATATTGATTTTATTTTTCAGCAGATTAGCGATACCGGTATAGACTTAACAGATAGTTATTCAGACTGGTTAAAGGTAGGGTTTGCATTTGCCTCAAAGTATGGCGAAACTGGCAGACAGTATTTTCACCACGTTTCTGTAAATTCTCATAAATATGATACAAAAGTATGTGATAAGCTTTACGACATAATCTTAAGGCGTAAAAATACTGGTATAACCATTAATACTTTCTTTTGGCTTTGCGCTCAAAAGGGATTGGAGATAAAAACTCCAAGAACTGAACAAATTGAACGTATCGGAAAGATGCGAAGAAAAGCCGACACAACCGGCACACCTCAACAAGCAATTGAAAGCGCAAAGAAATACCTTAAGGAAATGGAAAATATTTCCGGAACAGATGTAGATGAGGTATTGAACATAGTTAAGGATTTACCATTAAAGGAAATAAACGAAAAATCAGACGATTTAATTGCAGACCTAAAAATATTCCTTGATAGCCATAATATTTTATTTAATGAGATTACCCGTAATTACGAAATCAATTCAGAACCTTTAACTGACAGGTTGCTAAACACTCTTTATATAAAATCTCTTGAGCAGGTTGATAATAAACTGCAAAAGGATAAGGTTTTCACTCTTATTGATAGTGATTATACTAAGGCTTACCATCCTTTTATTCAGTTCTTTGAAAAATACAAGCATTTAAAACCTACTGGTAACTTTGAAAAACTATGTGCATGTATTCAATATCGACAGGTATATGTAGATGAAAACGATAAAGAATTTCATTATAATAATTATCTTGAAACTTTTCTTAAGAAATGGTTGCTAGGAATAATTAGCTCGATGCATGGCACTTATAGCTTACTTGTTCTAGTAATGACTGGAGGGCAGGGAACAGGAAAGACAAAATTCTTTAGGGGTTTACTACCGGATGATTTGCAACCTTATTATGCAGAAAGTAAGCTTGACGAGGGTAAGGATAGTGAAATCCTTATGACGAAAAAGCTAATCGTAATGGATGATGAATTTGGGGGTAAGTCAAAGCAAGATGCAAAGCGATTAAAGGAACTTTCATCTAAGCAATGGTTTAGTGTTAGAAAACCATTTGGGCGTGTTTCAGAGGATTTAAGACGTTTAGCCGTTCTTTGCGGAACATCTAACGAGGGAGAGATTATAAACGACCCTACTGGAAACAGGCGTATAATTCCGGTCAACTTAATTGATATTGACATTGAGGCTTTTGAGGATATAAATAAGGTTGATTTATTTATTGAGCTTTATCACGAATGGCGAGAAAACGGGGATAAATGGATGCTGACAAAGGATGATATAGCTAACTTAAACCGTTCCACTTCTGCGAATGAACAGCCTGTACAAGAATACGAAATTGTATCTAATTTTTTCCGTAAATCTGATAGTGAGGGAGGTAATTCAGTTTACCTTACTAACACCGATATTAAAAACGTAATTGAGGAAAAAACACAGATAAAGATTAATTCTTATAAACTTGGACTTGCACTAAAACAGTTAGGATTTGAGAAAAAGTCTAAAAAGGTCGCAGGGGTGGCAAAAATAGTCTATTTGTGCGAGATGCTTAACGGTTTAAAAATCAGTTAGTTATGGCAAAAGGTCGCATAGGTCGTAGGGTCGCACCCCTTATTGACAAGAAACGTATAAATAAAAAATCTGTGTTCATTTACACCGTGTATTTTATATCTCATATATATAAATTATCTTTTACCTATACTACCTATACGACCATTGCTGTTTTTGTGCCTTTACAGTATTTTTAAAGCGCTTTTTACGGTCGCACCCCCTTTGATTAGCCTATTCGACCGGTATACCACCTATATCACCTTAATTTAAACGAAATGGAAATAATTTTAAGACCATACCAAAATAACGGAATATCTCTTTTAAGGGATGAAATGAAAGCAGGAAATAAAAGACTTGTTTTAGTTGCGCCAACTGGAGCAGGAAAAACCATACTGTTTTCTTATATGACAAAATCGGCAGTTGACAAAGGTAAGAGAGTATTGATATTGAGTGACCGTGACGAGTTGCTTAGTCAATCCGGTGGCGCATTGGAAAACTTTAATATGAAGCCTATTGAAATAAGCAGGGAAAATAAATTAAAATCTCTTAACGGTATTCTATATACCGGAATGATTGAAACTCTTGCTCGAAGATTGAAAACAGCAGAGTATCAGAATTTCTTAAACAACCTTGATTTAATAGTGCTTGATGAGTGTCACAAACAGACGTTCAATAAGATTTTTCCTTTTATAAATTCAAATAAAACTACTGTAATTGGCGCAACAGCTACGCCACACCGAGATAAGAACATGACCAGTATGGACGAATTTTATCAGTCAATGGTAGAGGTTTGCAAGGTTAGCGATTTGATTAATGATGGATTCCTTTGTAAGCCACTTTCTTATGGTGTTCCGGTTGACTTAAGTAACGTTAAGCAGAAAGCAGGTGATTATGATGGCACTGCTTTGGGTAACATGTATAATGAAACTAAGCTTTACGAGGGGGTTTATGATAATTACATGAAGTTAACGCCAAATAAAAAGGCGTTGATATTTGCTTCTAATATTGGAAGCTCATTAAAATTAGTTGAAGATTTCCAAAGTAAAGAATTACCAGCTAAACACCTCGATAGCAATATGAGTAATTCAGACCGTAAATCTATTTTACATTGGTTCGTAAATACCCCGAATGCAATACTTAGTAACGTTGGTATATTAAACACCGGTTTTGATTGTCCGAGCATTGAAGTAATAATTTTATATAGGGCAACTAAATCTTTGCCATTATTCCTTCAGATGGTTGGGAGGGGAAGCAGGACAACTGAAACTAAAAAAGAATTTTACATACTTGATTTTGGTAACAACATTAAAACTCACGGTTTTTGGCAGGAGGATAGGATTTGGAGCTTAAAGAAAAAACCAAAGAAAAAAACCGATGGAATGGCACCGGTTAAAGAATGCCCTATGTGTAACGCCTTAATGCCAATTCAAAATAAAAGTTGTATTAGTTGTGATTATGTCTTTCCTGTAATAGTAGATAAGAAAGCTGCTATTTTTATTGAGCTTAAACAGTTGACTTATGCAAAGGTTCAAGAAATGGCGAAGGATGCAGACTTTGAAACATTGGAAAATATCCAGATAGCAAGAGGATATTCAAAGGGTTGGCTTTACCATCAATTGACAACCGAGCAGGATTTAATTAAATATGCAGAGTTTAAGGGGTATAAAAAACAATGGGTTGAACATCAATTAAAAATGAGAGCAGATAAATTCGAAGAAACGGAGGCGATAAATGGATAGTGAGGAAAAAATACAGTCAGAGTTTTATATCTGGTTTCATAATACTTATCCAGAATATAGGGGTTTGTTATGTTATAACCTAAATAACAGCCGGAACAAAATAGATGGTGCAAGAAACAGGGCTTTAGGGTTGCAGCCAGGTAGAAGCGATATGACTTTTTACTGGAATGGCACAGCTCACTTTCTTGAGCTTAAAAATGAGATTGGCGTTCAATCAACCGGACAAAAAGAATGGGAGGCTTTAATAGTTAAGCACGGCTTTAAATATGGTATTTTTAAAACAGTTGATAGCCTTAAAACATACATTGTAAACTTGATAGGAAACAAGCCATCCACAACCTAAGGAATGTAAATAAGTAGATTAAAGATATGGATTATAACGGCAAGGAAATGAGAAAACAACTCATAACGTATAGAAAGATAGAAAATAACTTATCTATGCAGGAAGTAGCTAATTTAATAGGAATATCAAAAGCAACATATTCAAGATTGGAAAATGGTAATGTGCCAGATGTAGTTACTTACGCAAAAGTTATATGGTTCTTGCATTCTGAACGGTTACGCTACTTTGGTAACAACAATGTTGCGAAATGTTAAATCGTAAATGCGTAGATTAGGGATGTTATGGAGAAAATTAATAAAACAAGGCTGACTAAAAAATATGTCATCAATTGGATTAACCAAGAGTTTAAACGGTTGGAGATTAAAGGTTTTGTTGCTACAGAAATGTATAATAATAACTTCAGGCAAAATGACCTTGAAAATGGCGCTTCTTATTATTCAATAAGTTTAGAGTATGAAGGCGTGTATAGCGGTGTTATGCATTTTCTTTGGCAGATGAAATATGTAGAGCATTATTTAAACAATGGATATAAGTTAAAAATTGAATTTAAAAGGATAGCCAATTCGTTTGTTGTCCCTGATAGTGAAATAATATATACTAAAGTAAACTAACAAAATGAACGAAATAGAACAACTGGCAGAGAGATTATATCCAATGCCAAAATATAATGCAACAAGATTGGATTTGCAATATGTTTCTGGACTTCAGCAAGGCTTTGTAAAGGGCTACCAAACAGCAAATGAAGATAATTGGATTGGTGTTGACGAAAGACTTCCAATAGCTACCGAAAGTGGTAGTTGGGATGGCTTAAGGAGTGATTTGGTTTTGTGCGTAAACAGGTCAGGAGATTATGTGATAGCAAGGCTTTACACAGTTTTTATGGATGGGCATAATTTCGCTGATTGGTGTGATAGCAATGACTTTCTACTAGATACAAAGGCTGAACAGATAATTAAATGGAAACCGATAGATTAATTATGATTACAGTACACGACCTAAGGACAGAGTTTTTACAAGAAACATATATTGCGCCAGTATTCGCAAATCTGGAACCATATATGAGCTATATAAAATGGCTAGAGAAAAAAATAATTGAACAAGAAAGCTTAACTAAACAAAATGATACAAGCAAGTGAATTAAGGATTGGTAATTATCTTTACCAAAAGCATCTTAAAAAAATAGACAAAGTTTTAGAAATAAGAAGCCATTATTTATTGACCACTTGTGAAGTTTCTGAAAACAATTGGATAGGTGTAAGTTTATATGAACCAATAGCTCTATCTGATGAAATTTTATTAATGTGCGGGTTTGCATATAGCAAGCCATTTCCAAATGTAAGAGGTATTTTGTTTAATGATAACTTTGAGGTAGGTTTAGATGGTCAAGATTTTATGTTAAACCAAATGTCTATAAGGATTGACAAGGTTTTAATAATAAAAGTTAAATATCTGCATCAGTTGCAAAATATATGGTTTGTACATAAAGGCAAGGAGCTAAATGTTGAATTATGAGTGAAAGAGAACCAAAACACAAGACTATTATAGTTTGCAGCGATATTTCCGTATTTAAAAACGTGATAAGGATTGACCTTGACGATAACATTTGTGATAGAAGGATTGAAGAAAGGTTTATCAGGGTTTCAAGTTCTTTTGATATTGAAAGATTAAGAGGTGCTAAATTTGAAAAAGCTTATATAGTCAAGCAATATCCAGTTCCATATTGGATTAATGAGTTCAAGGAATACTGTCATTATCGAAACATTACAATAGGCTACATTCAGTAATTTGCATTTGTAAAAAGAAATGGTAACTTTGGGTAACAAAGCACTTTACTTTTCTTTACTATGAAAGACCAGCATATTCGATTTGCAGATAAGTATTTTGAAACTCTAAATGCCACTAAGTCAGCTATTTACGCAGGATTTAGCGAAGATACAGCAAAACAACAGGGATGGCAATTATTGCAACGTGATGATGTTAGTGAATATCTGGCAAAGATGCGTGAGGAATATGCAGAAAATGCAGGGGTTTCAAAGCAATGGGTAATTGATAGGATGAAGTTCGTTTCCGATGCCTGTGTTCAGGCTATACCAGTTATGGAATTTGACCCAGAACTAAAGATGATGGTTCAAAAACGTGATGGTGATGGTAATGAAGTTTATGAATTTGATAGCTCTGGAGTTATTAACTCAACTCGTGAGGTTGGTAAATTGATAGGTGCATACGATGTTGATAACTCACAAAAGAGAACGAACATTAATCTAATGACAAACGACCCTCTTTCAGATGGAGAATAAATGCAGGCTACAACAGCATTACGAAAAATATCTGCCCTAAAGAAACGTATATGGGCAATACAGGGAGGTCAGGGAGCTGGGAAGACCTATGCCATTCTTCAGATACTATGCAACCACGCATCAAGCAAGCCAAACAAGGAAATTTTCATAGCCTCTGAAGAGTTATCCAAAATGAGGATAACCGTAATAAAGGATTTCGTTAACATAATGAACTCATTCGGGATATTTGACCGGAACAGATGGGTTGATGGAACTCTTTACCGTTTTCCTAATGGTAGCTTTATTAAGTTCATTGGGCTTGATAAGGTCGATATAGGTAAAGGATTGCGTTGCGACATTATGTTCGTTAACGAAGCCAACAAATCTAAGTTTGATACATACAGGGAATTAACATCAAGGGCAAAGCGTGTCATATTCGACTTCAACCCCAACAAGCGTTTTTGGGCACACTCGGAGGTAATTACCCGTGATGATTGCGATTTCCTTAAGCTAACGTTTGAGGATAACGAATTTTTATCAGAGCAGGAACGTTACGAGATTTTACTTTACAAGAAAAAAGGATATAAGTCTGATGAACTTGGCAACTATGCAGTTAATGAAAAAGGCGAGCTAATCGAGATTAACCCATATTGGGCTAATATGTGGCGTGTGTATGGACAGGGCGAGGTCGGTCAGGTTGAGGGCAGGATTTACCGTTTCAATCCTTGCTCATTGGAATTTTATTTATCGTTAAAGGTTCAAGAGTGGTTTGCTAGTGATTGGGGCAAGGTAGACCCTTGGGCAATAGTCGGGTTAAAGTACCACGATGGAAATCTATACGTTAGGGAGCTTAATTACGCAAGTGAAAACGAGATTGAGCGTAATATGTCACCGCAGCAACTACAGGCTATTAGAGGGGCTGAAAGTGGCGATGGAGAGGATAGGCAGGACGGTCTTGTTGCTTGGATGTTCGCAAAGCTTAATATCCCATACGATGCAGTTATTGTTTGCGATAACAACAGACCCAATAAGATACGTTCGCTTCGTCGAGCTGGATGGGAGTATGCGGTTGCAGTTGGCGGCAAGATGGACTTAATAAATCGAATAGGCGTACTTAGTGGATTGAATATTTATTACACCTCCGATAGCAAGAATATTGAGTTTGAGCAAGAGGAATACTGCTATGCAAAGGACACGAATGGCGTAATGTTGGAAAAACCAGTTGACCAGGATAACCATTGTTTGGACGGAATTACCTATGGTACGCAATGGGGATTTAACGAAGGCATAATAAAAAATATTTGATATTGTTATTTAATTTGTATTTTAGCAAAAATATGTTAGATGTTCGGACTAGGTAACGGTTTGTTTAGTAGTTGGTGGGGTAATGGTAGAAACCAGTACAATCACTTCTCTAAATTTTGGGACACCACCCCAATGTTCAATGATTATGCAAAGGATGTTGAAAAGCTACAGATGGTTTTTTCAAATCCTGCAATGCTAAAGGTGGTATCTTTGATGTGCGACCTTTTCAGTCTTGGTGAGATTTACGTTTATAAAGACGGTAAATCTGTAGACAAACACCAATTCCTTAACTTTATCAACAACCCTAACCCTAGGCAGTCTAAGCAGCAATACCTTTGGGACTTCTGTTTCTGGAATATGATAGGTAACGATTATTGTTATCTTGACACGTTGGACTTAAACAAGTTATCTGGTGTTAAGTCTTATTTCCTTGAGCCTTCAAAGATTGAATGGCCATTGGTTTTTGAGGACTTAAAGGATAAATTGTTTCTAAGCAAGTCTTCAGAGGAACAGTTACAGTCAACGATGTTAACATATCGCTATTCAAGTAAGGGCAACACATTTGTTTTTCCATTCAAGAAGCTGCTTCACATACCAGATTTGACCAATGGAACAGGTAACTGGTTCAAGGGGAGTAGCAGGATTGATGCGCTTTACAAGGTTTTATCGAACTCGGAAGAGGCAATGGACAGCAAGAACATTAACCTTCGATTTTCTGCAAAATATATGGTTAGTGGTAAATCTGACTTAATGGACACAACTAAAGTTCCATTAACTAATGAGGAAAAACTAGACATTGAGACTAAGGCAAAAAATAAAGAGCCTGTTACCGCATTAAAATCTTTGGCAGACATTAAGCGTTTTGTTGAGAACATAGCTAACCTAAAGCTAGATGATAGCTATTTGAGCGATTACTTTACAATTGGCACTACATACGGAATACCAAAGGATGTACTGGAGGCTTTTAACTCTGGCACTTATGAGAATCAGGAAAAGGCAAGGGGCGCATTGGTATCTTATTGCTTGCAACCTAGAGGCAATAGCTTTATGCGTGGTCTAATGAAGATGTTTGGTGTTGACGACGTAACTTTCGTAATTGACTGGGAGCATTTGCCTTTTATGCAGGTTTTCGCAAAGGAAAGGGCAGAGACCGCAAAGGTAATGGCAGAGACTTTATTACTTTTAATGAAGGCAGGTATTAAAAAAGAAGAAATAAACACTATCTTAGACACTAATTTTACAGAACTTGATTATGAGCCAGCAAAAAGAGCAACAACAACAAGTGGACAAGCTCAAGCAAATTAAGGAGAAATCCAAAAATGAGAGCTTAAATAAGTCGATAGAAGAAAAATTGAACAACCTAAATAAACCGATTAACAAATGATATTTTGCAAGGAACTAAATAAAGGCTTTGAAAACAGAACAGAAATGTTCAAGGCTATTATTGCTAATAAAGCCAATATTTCAGCCTTAAAGAAATCAGCAGTTAAGTTTACCGATGGGCTTTGTCACGTCATTAATGAGGGAGAGGTTGCTTCTGGTGTAGTAAAGTCAAATGACTATGTAGAAGGCAATATGACCGAGATTAAGGTGCGTGTTGTAATGAACACAACTAACGTTTATGACAGCCACGGTGATGTTCATATTGATGGTTTATGGAAGCGTACACTTCAGCACTCTGACACAAAACTGCACCTTCAGGAGCATAAAAGGGATTTTGACAAGGTTATCAGTTCAACAGCTAAGGCATTCGTTAGAAAGATGGATTTATCGAAGCTTAGCGAAAGCCTAGAGGGTTCTACTCAGGCACTTATTTTTGATAGCGTTGTAACAATGTCAAGAAATCCACTTATGTTTGAGCAATATAAGAACGGATGGGTCAACAATCATTCTGTTGGTATGCAGTACGTAGATTTTGTTGTATGTATCAATTCTGAAGAGAAGTGGGCAGAGGAATACAAAAAGAACTTTGACAAATACTATCCACTGATAGCAAACAAGGAAGATGTAGACGAAAATGGTTATTTTTGGGCTATATTAGAGGCTAAGTTACTTGAGGGTTCTGCTGTTTTATTCGGTAGCAACTGGGTAACACCAACACTAGAAAACAATATGAAGTCCGATAACTCACCTTCATTTGAAAATAACGAACCGCCACAGGGCACTCAAAGCAAAGAAAGGCAAAAAGCCTTAAACGAATTATTAAAAACATTTAAAAACTAGAAAATGAAAAAATCATTTATCCCAAGAATGGGTGCAGGTTCAGCTTCAGGTTCTCGCTTTTTTCGTGCTCAACTAACTTCTAAGTCAGAGGGTGGTGCAAGTGGAACGGAAGAAAAAGAAGATTTAACAGAAGCAGAAGCAATCAAGAAAATTGGCGAACAGGTTGTTCAGTTCAAGGAAATGCTTGGCGAAAAAGCCGATGCAGAAAAATTCACTAAGTTAGAGGAGGAAATTAAAAACCTATCTGACAACATCAATGAAATGAAGGCTGCTGATATCAGCAAGGCTATTGATGCAATCAACAAGTCTAACAGCGAAATTCACAAGCAAATTGTTGAAATGCAGGAAGAACTTGCAGAGAAACGTGAGCAAACCTCTGGCAAATCAAATGGCAGAACCGAATTAGTTGCAGCAAAAGACATTGAGGATTTTGTTGGTGCTACTTTTGAAGGAGAGAGCAAAACACATAAAGCTGCCAAGATTGAAATCAAGGCTGCTGAAACGTTCGGCATCCCTCAAACTTTTGTTGGCGGTGAAGCTGGTACTGACATTTCGGCTTTTACAGGTCGTTTAGTTGTTCCGGAACTTAACCAGAGAAAACGTAAACGTAACCTTATCCTAGATAACTTCGATATCCGTACAATCAATGTACCTAGATTGGTTTATTTAGAAAAGGTAGAAGTTGGCGATACCAACCCTACTTCTGGAGACCCAGGAGGTGCAGCGTGGATTTTAAGCGGACAGGCTAAGCCTAAACGTTCATTCCGTGTTACAACTGGTGAGGTTATCTCTAAAAAAGTTGCTATTTTTGGTACTATTGAAGATAAGTTACTACGTGATGTTCCTTCTTTCCAGAACTGGATTAGAGAAGATTTTATGGATGAAATCCGTGAGACAATCAATGATGGATTATTGAATAATGACCCAGACATTAACGCATTGGCTCCGTTGGGATTGAAAACAAATGCAGTTCAGTACACCGTTACACCAGCGTTTACTTTAAATGTTGAATTGGCTAACTATATTGATGCAATCATTGCTGCTATAGCTTCAATGGCTAACTCAAAAGAAGAGCCAGGAATGGTATTTGTTTCTGATGACGTTTTCTATCGTATACATAACTTAAAGGCTACAGATGGTAAATGGTTAAATAACAACCTTATCTATGTGAATGCTTTAGGTCAATTGTTCATTGCTGGTGTTCAGGTTATCCCTGCTGACATTGAAGATGTGCCATCAACCCACTTCTTATTGGTAGCCCGTGATTTAGGCTTTAAAATCTATGCCTATGGCAATATGGTTTTTGAAAGAGGCTTAAATGGTGAAGATTTCAGGGAAGATAAAACTTCATTCCGTGCTTACCAAGAGTTCTTGTCTTACATTGCTTCAAACCGTGAAAACTCGGTTATGTATGACACATTTGTTAACGTATTTGCAGCGATTACTTCGCCAGTAGTATAATAGAAAATGGGACGTAAATTAGATAACGTAAGAATTGTGACCTTCAAGGAAGATTACAATCCGTCTGGCAAAATGGTTCTTTATAGAAAAGGTGAAACTCACGCAATCCATAAAGATATTTTGGCATTGTTTGCAGAGAAGGTAAAAGCTGATGTTAAGGAGTTCGACGAAAAGAAGGAAAAACTGAAAGCTAAGGAAGATTTCGAAAAAGCTAAAAAAGAGGAGGCTAAATAATGAAGCGTTTAACACTTATATTAGCATTGGTTGTCGGTATGACAGCCTTTGCAAAAGCCCAGGATTATCAGGGGCAGATCGGGACGGTTAACAAGGTCATGGCTAACGCTGCTGCCGATACGGTTAACGTAACAATACCAAAGTCAAGGAGCGCAATTACTTTCCATTACCAAATCACAAAGAATAGTGGTACGGTAGCAGGAACGATTGTACTTCAAAGTAAATTAACGGGATTGGCTGGCGAGGTTTGGCATACATTGAACAGTTACACGTTAACTGATGCAACTGCTGGAAATTGGTTAAACTTCACTAGCAATCAGGGTTACTATTACCGTGTCATAACGACAACCACAGGCACGCAGAACAGTACCCATAACAAGTATTTACTTTATAGACAATAAATAGAAGATGTCAATCATAACCCCAAGTATATTCGCAGGAGGTGAGCAAGCAATTGCACAACTTTCAAACGCTGGAGTAAATCAGAACGTTCAATCGTTCATTGATGAATATGAACCAGAGTTTTTAAAAGAACTACTTGGGGTTGACTTGTACAATGAATTTGTTGCAGGACTTGCGGTAACCCCAGTTGAGGATATTGACCCTAAATGGATTGCGCTACGTGATGAAATGGATTTGAAACTAATGATAAAATGCTATGTTTATTATTGGTATATGACAAATCTTACCACTACAAGCGCAGGAACTTCAGAGGTTAAGGCAAATAATGAAAATTCTACGCCAACTAACAATGATGACAAGAACGTTAAGGCTTGGAACAAGATGGCTAAGAAAACAAGGTTGTTTGATTTGTCAACCGATGTTTATCCAAGTTTCGTTCGTGTATGGTGGAACAGTTTTGATTGGTGGTATCCTAGTTGTGGCATAAGTGAGATTTATTACTATAAAAACACACTTGGCTTCTAATGGAACTACAACCAATATTCCTGCATCGTGAATTTGAACCAATAGTACAGGCTGTTAGCGATAAGCTACTGACCAAGCTAAATGAACATAATGACACGATAACCGCAGTACATTACCTTTATGGTCACCCTTTGGAAATCGTTAACACGCTATCTGAACTTGACAAGGGAGGCAATAGCGTTTACACAAAGTACCCATTGGTGGCTTTCTTTTTGGATAGTAAGATGTCAAGAAAGAATACAACCCAATACGGAAAGCAAAGGGTTCATCTGGCAATCATAAACGAATGCTTCGATGCAACTGGTAACGAGGTGGCTAAGGAGCGTGACGATAACAACTTTATTCCAGTATTAAGCCCTATCTATATGGAGCTTATGAAGCAGATTTCTCTTAGGGGGGATATGTTTCTTGGGATGTCAGGGGAGAACAGCGTTCTTCATGATGTTACGTTTCGTTACTATTGGGGCAAGAATGGATTATGGGGCAATGAAAAGAACATATTCAATGACAGGGTCGATGCAATCGAGATTGAAGACCTAGAATTAACAATTAACTTAAACTATTGTCCTCGGACGATATAAAATTAAAAAACTATGAGCATTTTAAACCAGGCACCTTGCCTAACAGATGGTTCAAATACAGGCTCTGGCGATTGCCCACTAGATGTTAAGCTATTGCAGTTTATCATCAGAGTGCCAAAGGGGGTAGTCTTGACAGCGTCACAAATGGCTAGTAAGGCTACTGCATTGGCGGCTTTACAGGCTTTGGTTGTAAACAACAACAAGGCATTGAGGGGCTATCCGTACCCTCCACAGGTTACGTTTACCGATAACTCAACAGACCCAGCATTCCAGACTTTCGGTAGCGGAAGTTCTGCGCCTTCTAACGATGGTATGTACAACTGGATGTTCCAGTTCACAAAGGGTGGTGCGTGTCTTTCTAACAAGCTTAGAAACTTCAACTCTAACTCTGGCGGTTACTTTATCGTTGTTGATGCGGCTGGTAACGTTTATGGCACTAAGGTAGGTAATGACCTTCATAGCATCCCTGCAAACTATATCTACACGGATAAGTTAAAGGTTGCTGCTTACGATGCCGTTTCTGTTTACGCTTACCGTGTTGATTTCAGACCTAACTACTTCAATGAGAACCTTGCGTTCGTTAACCTTGCGTTATCAGATTTATTGGCATTGAGCGGATTACAGGACATTATTCCTTCTCAACAGGGAGTTGCGCCAGTATCAAACGTTTTCAGGGTTAAGTTAACAACTGGTTGCGGTGGACAGGACTTGTACGACTTATACTCGGCAGAACTTGCCGACCCTACGAACTTCGTTGTTAGGTTGGCAGCTACTGGCAATCAGGTGGACATTACCTCGGTAACTGCTGAAGCCAATACCAAATCGTTTATTTTCACATTGAATTCATCAGACCCTGACTACGTTGCTGGTGGTCCATTTACCGTTTACGGTTCTACCGTTTCGGCATTGGCTGCTAATGACGTTGTTGGTTACGAGATTGGTTCATTCACAACAGGATAATTAATTATGGAAAATGTATATGAGCCAAAGTGGAACGTAAAGTACGTGCAAACTTCAAAGAAAGCAGATTTTGTAAAGAACCATACAGGAGTCTTTAAGGGGATAACCGATAAGGACCTTGAAGAGGTATGGGAATCACATCAGAAGAAAGCTGAAAAGCCTACAAGCTAAGTTACTGCTTGTGAATAAATGAAACGCTCTGCTTAGGTAGGGCGTTTTTTGTTATCCGACGAAAAGGTTAGGGTATCGAAGTTGTTACAAAAGCATATTGGTTAGAGTGGTATATTTGGGAATGAAAAGATTTTATACATCAATTTCTAAGATAGCCTTAATGGTAATATCTAGTTTGTCAATCCAATATTTTACCAATACTGATTTTGGACTTGAAACATACCTTTTAGCTTTTGCTTGGTTATTAGTGGAAAACACATTTAATTCAATCGATGTGGTAAACATTAAGATTGAATATGAAAAAAGAATAAGCAAAATATTAACTCAGCATAAGGAATGGGTTGATGACAGTAGAGAAAGTTTAGGTAAGGTTTTGGAAGAGTTAAAGAAAGTAAAGTAATGTTTGAAAAAATTAAGCAACACCTAATCAATATGGGTAATTACCCGACATATTCTAGTTATGTTTATGACGAATATAAAAGCGCAATGGATTTAGTTAAAGAGATTGAGAAAGCGCATAAAAAAGAAACTAAGGATAAGAACGATTTGATTGCTTACCTTAAGAGAGAAATAGCTTTCCTTAGCAATCCTACCGTTCAATGAAAACCAGACAAAGCAATTTAAGATAGTATGAAAGCAATAATTACAGGTTTAAAATTTATCCTATTCTTTATAATAATGGGTTACTTATGTTTTACCCCAACTGGATTAGGTGTTCTTGCATTAAAAGACAACTGGCAATTAATGATAGTGGTTTATTTACCAATGTTCTTTATTTTGCCACAAATCAATAAGTTAGAGAAGTTGTTGCCAAATCCTTAACTTTACCCTATGAACTTCTTCCAATTCAACAACGCATTCCAGAAAGTCAATGCCGATCGTGTCATCCAAGACAGCGTGTTATTGACTGGAGATAAGGCAATATTGCTCAATCAGGAGCAGTTATACAGACTTTCGCAGGATAGCGATGGTAGGCAACTTAAACCCTATGCAAGTGGCGATTATGCGGAATATAAGCATTCTATAAACCCGTTCTTGTCAGTTGGACAACCCGATTTAAGGGAAACTGGTGCTTTTTACGATGCGTTTCAGGTTGAGGTAAACAGCAAGACGATTAAGTTTGATAGTACCGATAGCAAGACATCGAAACTGGAGCGCAAATATTCGAGTAAGATATTCGGTTTGAACAAGTACAATATGGCATACTTTGCAAATCAGCACGTAATACCAAAGATTAGGGAAGAATTAAAGATTTTAACAGGGTTTAGGTTTTAAAAGATATATGGAAGAGATAACAACAGAATACATCGTGGCTCAATCAAAGGTTTTAAATGATACCGAATTGGCTATCTTAATCGAGAATTACGTTGACCAAGAAACGGAAGCAAGAATTGAAAGCAATGGATGGGCTTATAAAGATAATATGTAATATGGCATTGACTAGGGAACGAATTTATTTTAATGGTCTTAATTGCAAGTTTTACAAGAAAAGACTACCATTATTCTTTTTAAGGCAATTTTTACATATCAATTTGAATTAGCATTATGAACGTACAAAAATTAATAGAAGAGTTATCAAAATACCCAAGCGACTTAAAGGTGGGAGTGGTTTTTGATGGAGCGCACAGAATGGATATACAAAACTGTTGGCTATCTAGGAAGGGCGATATATTAGTAGGTAGTAACGATGCTGTTTATTGTACAGAAGATAGACCTTCTGATGCGCCAACAACTGAAGAAAATGAATTTTGGGAAATATCAGACGGTACAGATTAATGAAAATCCTCCGCCAACGCCCAACATACACCTCTTGCGATGACCTGCCATTAGCTAACTTCATTAAGGTAGTCTGTACAGGAGAACTCGTACACCTATACAGCGAACCTAGCAGGTTCATACATCGTAACGCTCCATTAGCCGATATTTGGGAACAGATATTCAACGAGTACAACGAACTTACCAATAATACCCAGAGTAAGCACGTATTCAACCTTATTAAGGAGATAACTGTATTGGGCAACAGGATTGGGATAGTAAACGATTGCGTTAGCCTATTACGTTCTGTAGAAGATGTTGCAAACTATCCCGATTGCATAGCCATACTTAATTCATACGGTTGCTCACATATCACGATTACCAATGAGAACAGGCACACCCAACTAGATAGGTGCATAACCGTTTGCAAACGCTACATTGCAGATTTAAACAAGGCAGAAACAGAATATAACATCATTAGTGAAGATGACCAAAAAAAGGTAACGCCACAGGATTTCTACTCGATGATTGCCGTTGTTTCAAAGTTTATGGGAGGCAAGGATATTGACCTATACAAAACAACAGTTTCTTTGTATATTAGCTACATTAATTTAATGAAAGCTAATACAGAGCAAAATGGCTAACGAACAACAGATAGCGGATTTAATAACCGAGAGTAGTAAAAAATCCCTTACCGATGCGCAAAAATATTCCGAGGCATTAAACCAGACACTCCAGAAAACAATCGTTCTGCGCAAGGAACTGAACGATACGATGGTTGGCGCAAAGACAATGGGCGATGTTAATGCCATTGCGGTAAAGGAGCAAAAGGCAATTGAGCAGACCAATAAGCTTATAGCACAGCGGCAACTGGCTGAAGAGAAACTTGCGGCATTTCAAGCGGCACAACAGGCTAAGTTAGATGCAGCAGAGGCAAAGCAACTGAAAGCCGATGCCGATAAGATTGCTCGTATTAAGCGAATTGAGGAAGCCGAAACAATTCGTGCCAAAAAGAAAGCTGACCTAGATGCACAGGAATTAGCCAACTCAAAACAGATTTCAGCAGCAGAGGCAAATGAGGCAACCGCAATCGGTCGTACCGAACAAGCCGAAAAGAAAAGAACCGGAACAAAGAAACTATCAAACCTTGAGCAGGAAAAGGCAAACCAACTGGCAAAGGTTGACAGGTTGAACCTAGTCGCTCAGGCTAAGGAAGGCAATGCAGTTAAGGGTAGTCTCGAGCAACGTGCATTGGCATTGGCTAGGTTACAAAAGACTTATTCGTTGTTAGATGCAAGTGAGCGTAATTCACCGTTTGGCGCAAGATTGGCGAAAACAATTCCACAACTTAATGCGCAGGTTTTAACGCTTGAAAGTTCATTGGGTAAATCTCAAAGAAATGTAGGTAATTATGGTAATGCTTTTACCAAGGCTTTTGGAGGCATTCGTACACTTGCTAACATATTGCCAGGTATCGGAATTAGTGGGATTTTCCTAGCTGCTTATGAAGGCATAAAGGCGTTGGCTGAAGGACTTGATTTATTCACTACCGCATCAAGTAAGGCAAAGTTATCACAGGAAACATTAGAAAAAGCCATTTCTTCTTCATCATATACCGATGCGGTTAAGAATCTTTCTGAATTAAGGATAAACATTCAATTGGCAAAGGATGGGTTTATTGACAAGGAATCGGTATTAAAGCAGTACAATGAAACTATTGGTCAAACAACTGGACAGGTAAAAACACTTGATGAAGCCGAAAAGGCATTAGCAAAGAATGCTGATAACTTTATCAGGGTAACATTATATAAGGCTGCTGCCCAACTTGCCTTAGAGGAAGCCGCAAAACAAGCCTATGAAGCTGAAATAACAGGACGTAAGCAACTGGAGGAATTTAGTAATGCCGCAGTAGATACAAGGTTTGGTAACGGTGGCGTTGCTGGTCTTGGCACTGGTCAATTCAATGCAAAGGAATACGAAAAAGAAACACAAAGAATAAACACGGCAAGAAAGAAAAGGCAAAATGATGCCATTAAGATTTCCACAGACGCAGAGGAAAAACAAATCCAGATCGCTACATCATTTCAAAAGAAAGCAGCATTATTATCTTCACAAAGTGGGTTCAAAAACTTCTTGGGTAATGATGAAAAGCCTAAAAAAGGCAAAGATAATTCTAAGGAACGTGAAAAGGATGCAAGGGATAGCGCAGCAGCTTTAGTACAAATCGAGATTGATGCAAATAAAAAGATTGCAGAGGTTTATAAATCACAGGTTGAAAACCAGAATTTTAGTCAGGAAGCTAGGTTAAGTGCATTACAGAACTTCACGGCAACACAGTTAACGATTGCAAAATTAGAGGGAGAAAAAGAAAAGGCAGCCAAGAAACTTAATGCAGGTGAGCTACTAAAAGTAGATGCAGATTACCAGAATAAAGTTGTGGATGCAAATAAGTCATCTAGTGAAAAAACGCTTGAAATTCTTAGATATACGGCAGAGGAAGCCGAAAGAATCAGGATTTATCAAGGTCAAAGGACTTTAACATTGATTGAAAAAGCTAGGGATGAAGAAATAATCACACTTATAAATTCATACCAGAAAACAGGTGATTATTCTGCAAAGGCGCAAGAGGTCTTTGAACAGAAACGATTAGAAATAGTTAGAAAGTACGGGCTTAAGGAAGTTGATGAACAGATTTTACAGGCTCAAAAACTTATCGAGATTAGAAAGGCTCAAGGCTTTGATGTAGCAAAAGAGGAACGTGATTTATCCGCATTAATTCTAAAGGCAAAGGAACTTGAATTGCAGGGAATTGATAAATACAATAAGGATAGGCTAGATAAAGAAAAACAAAACGCAGAGGCTTTAAAGGAAGTCGCTCAAGAGGTTTTTGACTTTTCACGTTCATTAACAGCACAGATTTTTGAGGGAAACATATCTAACCTTGAAGAGGAAAAGGATGCTAGGCAAAGGAATACCGATTTACAGATTGAGAATGTAAACGAAAGCGTAAAGAGCGAACAGGAAAAAGCCGACCAGATTGCATTAATAAATGCACAGAACACTCAACAGCAAGAGGCGCTTGACGCAAGAATTAAGGAGCAGAAACGCAAGGCAGCTATTGCAGATAAAGCCTTTGCGATTGCACAGATTGGAATAAACACAGCAGTTGCGGTTAGTAAGGCGTTGGCTCAAACAGGTGTGCTAGGCGCATTCGTTATTCCTGGCATTATTGCTTTGGGAGCTATACAACTTGCATCCGTTATTGCAACTCCTATACCAAAGTTCAAGGATGGTAAATCTAAAGGTAACAACTATGAGGGATTGGCATACGTTGGTGATGGTGGACAGTCGGAGTTGGTAATCAATAAGGATGGTTCAAGTTGGGTAACTCCAGCAACAAGTACTTTAACATATGTTGAAAAGGACACGCAGGTTATATCGGGTCCAGAACTGGCAAGAATGAGAATGATGGCAAAGCCTGATGGAACGGATGTAGTAGGCAAGTCTTGGGACGTATCGCCATTGATTGCAGAAAGCCAAAGGAGTACAAAGGAAATGAAGAAAGCAATCGGGCAACTCGTGACTAAGCAAAAACGAAATAACAGGGTGTTTGATATGCAAAGTTGGAATGCCCATTTAAAACGTAATGGCTTTTAGTAACCGACTTGTTACAAAATGGTATTGTGTAAAGTGTTATATTTGTTTCGAGAGGATTGATTTAGATAGCTGATGGTTTCAGAAATGAGTTATCGGTTTTTAAGACCAGAAATTATGAATATGAAAAACTTAGCTTCAATGATTGCCGTTTCATCAATGGCTAATTTACAAGGAATAAATCAACCTCAATTAATTGAGCGAAATATTTATGATAAAACGCCAACATTTAGCCAATATACACCTAAAGGAAAAGTTTTTGGCGGTACTAAAATGAGTAAAAGACAATTAAGGGAACTTATTAGGTATAAAAAAGAAACTGCTATACCTAAAATGGTTATGAGTGAAGAAAATATAAATCAATACTACAAGGATAAAAGTAGTATTTAAAACAAAATCCTTGTCTAGTCGTAAGCTATGATATTAAGCTATTGGTTTACCAAACTAGGCAAGGTTGAAAGATATTCTTTGTTCGGCTTTATGAGCAAATGGGATTACCGAGCCGTAGGACGTCCCCCTCACACGTTCAAGAGGAAATCAGCGATAAAACAATTATCGTGGCAAAACGTAAAAAATCGTGACTTATAGGAAAGACTATTATTATTACCCTTAGCTCAGTTGGTAGAGCGGATGGCTCATAACCATTATGTCGGAGGTTCAAGTCCTTCAGGGTAAACAAAAAATAACTTTATGCTGGTGTAGTTTTACCTAAAATTACTGCGGAGTGGCAGAGAGAGTGAACGGGGTTTAACAGAGGTGTTAAATCAGTAGCGAATTCGAGGTCATAAACATAAAGTTATTTTAACGGCAAAAACCATAGAGCGAGAAAGTAGTGAAGCAAGATATTAGCGAAGAACTACAACAGAACAAGTTAATTAGTTGCACGTATGTTCGGTGTATCAGCATTTCTGATAAACTAATTGAACACGAGAGGAAATGCCTCAGTGAAGATTGATTAAGAAGCCTAGCATTAATTTGTTAGGCTTTTTTTATATCTTTACCTTATGGGATTAATGGGCAACAAATTTCGCTACTATCTAACTTATCAGGGTGTTGAGCATAAACTGGTATTTTCGCCAACAGGATGGGAAGACCAGACATTGGCAAGTTACAAGCGAGATTTGTCGGGTTACTTTGGTTTGATACGTTCATTATCGCTCCCGTTAACGTTCGTAAAGGATGGATATAACATTTGTAGGTTGGCATTCCTAAACGATGGTTACGAGGCAGGTGTAATACTTCGTGTTGAGATACGCCAAAGGAACTGGAGCTATAAGACAATATTCCAAGGCGATTTGGACTTTAGCAAATATGTTCCAAACGGAACAAGTGCTGACATCCCATTGATGGAAAGCGGAATAAGCAGGGACATTAAGGCTAAGGAAAATACAAAATACGAGTACTTACTCGATGGTAGCGACGTGGTCAATGTCATTCTACCTGGTGTTGCTTTCAAGGAAAAATCAGATTTTATAACGAAATATGTAGATACAACAGACTTTAATTCAGCTAAGAAGTTCGTTATAGGTATTGACCTCGTAAATCAGGGATTCAAGTCTGGTTTTGTGGAATCAATTAACACAAACCAAAGGAACGCAGCAGATAGTGATGACTTTACCTCAGACGCATTCGTTATCGGTCGTAGGGCAGGAGGTCAAACCGTAAGGATTACGGGTTCGCTTAAAGGATATCAAAACGGTGTGCCTATTGAGACAGGGACAACAACCCAGTTGATATTTATGAACACGGTTACAAAGGCTTATGTAAATATCCCAGTAACCAAGGTTAGCACTTCGGTTATTCAACCATTCGATGTTACGTTTGACTTTACATATACGTTACAGGAGGGTGAGGGATTGTGCCTCTATTCACGTACAGATAGCGGTTCGGCATCGGTTATCTACATTGCAACCAATGAGGGAGAGATTAACGTTAGCTACGAGGCTGTTTCAGACCCGTCTAATTGCAAGGCGATATCGGGCTTTAACCTGATGAAACGCATATTGACCAAGATTAACCCATCCATTGCGTTTAACTCTGTATTGTTGCAGTCTGATGAATGGAAAAACTTGCTGTTCACTTCTGGAACTGCAATAAGGGAATTGCCAAATGCAAAGATTAAGATTTCATTCAAGGAAATGTTCGATACTTGGAACGGTTTATTGGATGCAGGTTTTGGTTCGGATATGGGCGTTAGCAGGTTGGAACGAGGCTATGTGTTTGCACGTAACATCGAGATAGCAAACGTTGGCAAGATTGGACAGGGCAAGTATCAAATGTCGATAGCCGAAGAACTTGTCGGTAACGTTGTTAAGATTGGCTATGAGGATGGTCAGGCTGAGAACGATGGGGGTTTACAGGAATACAACTCTAGGCAGGATTATGGGTTACCTACGAGCAGGATTCAGAAAGAGCTTATTTGGATATCTCCTGTCAGGGCAGACCAATATGGCATCGAGCGTTTACGTGTACAGTTCAACATAACTAAGCAGTCAGACAACAACGCTTTGGGCGATAACGATAACTTTATGATAGATTGCTATCAGGATGGGGCAGATTACATGCCTATTTTAGGAAGTACGTACACATCGGTTACGGGCGTGGATAACGGAGCTAATGCTTA